GAAACAAGCCTTGATTTTATTAGACAAGTATGCTAAAATATACAACATCAATGACAAGTTTGTTCTTAATGTTCATGATGAGTTCCAATGTGAAGTCGATGAACATCAAGCAGAACAGTTCGGTCAACTTGCAGTCGATTGTATCAAGCGTGCAGGCACAGACTTTCAACTTAACTGTCCACTAGATGGTGAGTATAAGGTTGGAGATAACTGGGCGGAGACACACTGATGTCAGCTAATAATAGAGGTAAGAAGTTCTCTAAGTTCGATTTAGATTTAGAGTTTGGAGAACGATGGGAAGACTTCATTGTCGATAAATTAAAGACAGCTGAAGTTAAGACAGAGAAAGACAAGTGGAAGACCACGGGTAATATCTGTATTGAATATGAAAGTTATGGCAAACCAAGTGGCATCGAGGCAACTGAGTCTGATGTATGGATACATAACCTAACTGATAATGGTAAGTTTGTTATGGGATTTATTATTCCTACTGATAAACTTAAAGAGATTTATCAACAAGGATTTCAAGTATCAGGTGGTGACCATAACGCAAGTAGAATATATCTGCTAAAGATTAGACAGTTAGTAGATATGATTCTTAAGGAGAGTAAATGAAGAGTATAGACACAGTGGTAGAGGATATCTACAATCTGGTTGAGACTAATGATATACCAGAAGGTGTTGATGTAGACAAAGTCTTAGATGATTTAGCTAATAACATTAAGAGTATTATCAAATCAGTTATCGTTGAACCACCTGAAGATAAACGAACAGTTCGTATGTCTAACATAGGTAAGAAGGATAGACAGTTATGGTATCTACATAAAGGAGTTAAAGGGGAACCTTTAATGCCACACACTAGAATTAAATTCTTGTATGGTCATTTCATTGAGGAGATGGTATTAGCTTTAGTTAAACTATCAGGTCATAAGGTTACTGATGAACAGAAGAAGGTAGAAGTAGCAGGTATCAGAGGTTCAATGGACTGTAAGATTGATGGTACATTGATTGATGTTAAGTCTACATCTAGCTATGGATTCAAGAAGTTCAAGGATGGTACATTAATTAATGATGACCCATTCGGTTATGTTGACCAGATAAAAGGTTATGCTGAAGCTGAGAAGGCTAAGGAGTTTGGTTGGTTAGCTATGGATAAAACCAATGGTCATCTTACTGTATTGAAATATGATATGGAAGATGAGAGCAAACCTTACTGGACTAAGCTTAACTTCTTTAGGATACTAGATAGGATTAAATACATTAAGAAGTTAATCATGCAGGATAAACCACCTGAGAGATGTTATGAACCTGAACCAGATGGTAAGTCAGGTAACATGAAGTTAGGTCTAGGTTGTAGCTATTGTCAATACAAACATGAATGCTATCCTGAGTTGAGAACATTCCTATATGCTAATGGTCCACGCTATCTTACTAAGGTAGTTAAGAAACCAGATGTCATTGAGGTAGATAGAGATGGCAATAAAGTATCGTAGTAAACTAGAGAAGGAATGTCACACATTACTAGGAAAGGAGTGGAAGTATGAACCCCATAGAATTGCTTACACAGTTAGACGAAATTATACGCCTGACTTTGTTTTTGGTGACTACTATATAGAGGTCAAGGGATTCTTCAGGGCAGGTGATACACAGAAGTATAGAGCTATCGCAGAACAATTAAAGTTTGAAGGTAAACATCTTATATTTCTGATGCCTGACCCAGAGAAGAAGACAAGGAAGGGAGGTAAGACTACCTATCGTCAGTGGTGTGAGAAGTATGGTATACAGATATTTAGTACTAAACAAATTAAGGAGTTAAAGAGATGGACAAAGAACAAGCGATAAACCCACCTCACTATCAACAAGGTAGTATCGAGGTGATTGACTTTATCTTAGACCAGAACTTTAACTACCTTGAAGGTAACATAATTAAGTATGTGTCTAGATACAAGTATAAGAATGGACTTGAAGACTTGAAGAAAGCACATTGGTATTTGGAGAGATTAATAAATGCTAACACTTGACGAGTTAAAAGAAAAGATTCTAGAGGAAGGATATGATGAATGTCTTATCTGTGACATACTAGAG